TGTCTCTGGAACCTCTTTTATCTGATTTACCAGAACTTGTTTTGACTGGTATTCATTGGGTTATTACGGGAGGTGAATCAGGAACACATTTGAATAATCCTGAGATTAATCAAAAAAGAGGTTTAGCTGAAAAAGTGAATGGCCATTGGATACCAAGGCGTGATCGTATAGATTGGATTCGTCAAATCCGTGATTTGTGCATAAAGCAAAATGTAAAATTCTTTCACAAACAATGGGGCGGCCCTATGTCAAAAAGTTCAGGCAATTTACTTGATGGTAAAAAATGGCATGAATATCCTAGAATGCCAGGGCAAACAGAAATGGATTTACCACTTTTTGCGGCAGGGTAAACATATGACACTTGGTGAACTAAAAAAGAAGTTCAATCTGAAAACTGAAAAGCAGGCTCTTTTCTGCATGGAATACGTCATTGATTTGAACGGAACTCAAGCGACAATTCGAGCAGGATATAGCCCCAAAACAGCATTTGTTCAAGCATCCAGGTTGTTAAGCTATGCTAATGTGCAGGCATGTGTCCAGCATTTGAAGGATGAAAGAGGCAAAAAAACAGGGGTTTCACAAGAGTTTGTTGTCAATGGATTAAAGGCAACTTTTGCTAGATGTATGCAAGTAACGCCTGTTTTGGATAAAGACGGCGTTCCTATAGGTAATTATAATTTTAATGCTTCTGGAGCAAACAGAGCCTTAGAATTATTAGGCAAACATCTAGGAATGTTCATTGATAAAATCGAGCACTCTGACGCACCTAAAAAACCGATTGATTTGTCAGAATTGACTGAGGCACAATTGGATGAGGTTCTTGAAAGTGGACAGTTAAAATTTAACTAATGGAGAAAACAGAATGAATGAACTTTGCCAAGGGTGCGGTGAAAGGTTTGACTATAGAAATTATTATCTGATCCCTTATTTAGATCATGTATGCTTGCATAAGAATGGCACCGTCCAGACTTTTTCTAAACGAATTAATATTATGATTTGCCCTGACTGTATGTGTTCTACTAATTTTTTATTTGGCAAGCCTTCAGTTTAGAATAATAATGGAGAAGACAGAATGAAAGCTTATATGTGTGACCAATGCGGGGAGTATACTGCTGGAAACCCAAAGATCAAAATAAGGAACACCTTTCATGAAAGCAATGAAAGCTCGCTAAGATATAAGAATGATTTTTGTTCAATGATTTGTTTTGATAACTGGAAACAAGGGGTCAAGTCAATAAAAGGTGGCCAATCTATTGAAAAATATCCATTTTGAACACCTAAAAAACAGAAAAAACGCAAAACGTCACACAAGGGGCCTAGAACGCCCGTAGTAAGAACTTTTTACTTACCTATACTACCCTATTAAAAAGAAATAAACATCGAAATGGTATAATGGGGCCTAGCGGGCTTTTTGGCCTGCTACAACCCCCATCAATAGGGGGCTCCAGAGGCGAGGTGTCAAAAACGTGTATTTTTTAAAAAGGTGGAAAAATGATACAAAGTGCAATCACAATAGAAGATTTTATGAGGGAAAAAATACGACGAGAGAAGGCCCGCCGTCATACCCTGGACTTCACAAAATACACATTTAAGCGATTCAAGAATGAGAACTGGCATCATAAAATAGTAAGCAACTTTTTTGATAGAGCAATCAATAAAGAATTTGATAGAGGCATGATTTTCCTTCCACCTCGGCATGGAAAAACAGAGACTGAAGAGAGAGCAGGGACCAGGGCAATGGGGAAAAATCATAATCTGAAAATCGCTATTTGCGCGTATGGTGCAACAAAGGCCCGTAAAATATCAGAGCACATTAAACGCAATGTCACCTCCCCCGAATTTATACGAGTTTTTCCAAACCATCCCGGAATCCGGGAAGGAAGTAATACAAAAGAATATTGGGAAATAGGAGATGATGTAACAGGTTTATGTATGTCTGCAGGAGTTGATGGCCCAATCACTGGTGAGGGATTTAACTTAGGATTTATTGATGATCCTGTCAAATCACGGGAGGAAGCGGAAAGTATTATATATCAAGATAAAGTTTATGACTGGTATGAGGGTACATTCTTAAACCGCCAGGATGAATCTGATAGCGTAATTATTTTGACAAGTACACGTTGGCATCGCAGTGATCTGGCAGGGCAGATTTTAGAAAATGACGGGATCAAAGAATATAATGGCCATCCGCCAGGAGATGGTTGCCCGGAGTGGAATGGGCAACCGGATGGCAAATGGACAGTTCTTTCACTTCCCGCTTTAATGGATGAAGAATCAAACGAATGGAAACACCCGGACGACCCAAGAGAAATTGGGGAGGCACTCTGGCCG